GGAGTTGGCGTTGTGTCAGCGGTATTATCAAGAAAGCGGCTCCGTCGTTACCACTACTGGTGCGTACCTAAACCATTTACGCCTCCCTGTTCAGATGCGCGCCGCACCCGCAGTCGGCACTATTATCTTTGACTCAGGCTCTGGAGCAGCCTTTGCAAATATGGCACTACCAACTGGTTTATTAAACCTTTATCAAAACACAAATCACTCAACTATTGCCACAGCTACAAAAATCCCACTTTCTGCGGAGCTATAAATGTTAACTTACAAACTTCTTTCGATAAATAGATTTGGTTTACAAGCCGTTTTACGTTCAGACGGTTGGTCTATCCCCTTCGACCCAGCCAACACCGACTACCAAGAGTATCTGAAGTGGCTGGCTGAGGGCAACGAACCAATCCCGGCTGATAAGGTGTAACAAATGGAACGCAACGTCGAGACAGCGCACAGAAGAATCGATGACTTAGAAAAAGAAGTCATTGCAATCAAGACAGAGGTGCGTATTCAGTTTAAGGACTTGTTTGGTCGTGTGAAGCGGCTGGAGACAATCCTATTGGCGGCCACTGGGACAATTATGGTTCTATTGCTGACAGTATTGTCGAAGATGGGTTGACGTGTTACTTGAGCTTGCTGCCGCGAACGCCGCGTTTGCAGTTATCAAAGAGGCTGTGCAATCTGGCAACGAAATCATGTCGGCTGGCCAAGCCGTGTTTAAATTTTTTGACAGCAAAACAGAGATAGCGGCCAAAGCCACAAAATCAGGTTCAGACTCAGAAGCCTTTTTCGCGCTTGAGACAATCAAGCAAAATGAAAAGCAGCTTAGAGAGTTGATGATATATCAGGGGCGCGGGGGCCTGTGGGATGACTGGTTGGCGTTTCAGGTTGAGGCGCGTAAAAAGCGTGAGGCTGAGAGCCGTGCCATAGTGCTTAAAAAGCGCAGGCGCATCAAGGCGGTTAAAGATGTAATAACAGGCATTGCCGTGTTTCTGTTGGGTGTTACCGGCATCGGCGTTATTGTGCTACTCATCTGGGCGGTTGTAACTAAAGGCGGGCAACAATGAACGAATTATTGGGATTACTTAAAAATGCAGCACCTGCGATTGCTACTGCTCTTACTGGGCCTCTGGGCGGTTTGGCAGTCAGCGCGCTGGCTGCCAAATTCGGGGTTGCTGACGAGTTGGAGGCGGTCACTGCGGCAATTAAAGCTGACCCAGCGGCTGCGCAAAAGATGCGCGAGTTGGAGCACGAAAAGTTCAAAGCGGTTTTAGCAGACCGAGCCGACGCACGAGCTATGCAGACAGCCGCGCTGAACCAAAGCGATGTGTTCTCTAAGCGGTTCGTGTACTACCTAGCGGCTTTCTGGTCTACCTTTGCCGTGGTGTATATCGCCTGCGTGACCTTCTTGGATATACCAAAAGAGAACGTGCGGTTCGCTGACACGATACTAGGCTTTTTGCTAGGTACGGTCATAGCTACGATAATGAACTTTTTCTTAGGCGCAAGCGACACCACCGGCAAGGAGCCATCTAAATGACATTTAAGTTATCACAACGCAGCCTTGATCGACTGGACGGCGTACGTCCTGAGCTAAAGGCTGTGGTGCTGCGAGCCATTGAGATTACCAAGGTGGACTTTGGCGTGTCTGAAGGGTTGCGTAGCGAAGAAACACAGCGCAAGTATGTGGCCGCCGGCAAAAGCAAAACTATGAAATCAAAGCATCTGGTTGGAGAGGCTGTAGACTTGGTTGCCTACGTCGATGGAAACGTTTCGTGGGAGCTTAATCTATACGACGACATTGCCGATGCCATGGCACAAGCTGCGCGTGAGGTGGGCATGCCAATGCGATGGGGTGCTGCGTGGAACGTGGCCGACATTTGCGAATGGGCAGACACCATGGAAGATGCAATGAATCACTACATTGACACGCGCAGAACTGAGAACCGCCGACCCTTTATCGACGGCCCTCATTTTGAAATGGCTTAGTCGTTTAGCTCACGCGGCTCGACCATAAACCAATCCCCAAAAGACATTGGCACCACCTTATTGTCTTGGCATTTGATGCAATATCTTTGATACTCTTCTTCAAGCAAGGTCCAATCCATTTGCCAATTAGTGGTGTCCATATTAAGCCTCTTTGGGTTTGGTGGTTAAAGCAAGTGAGACTTGGGTTTGTAACTCAAAGTCCAGTTTGCTAATTTGCTTTTCGTTGGCCTTGCCAATATCGGAAAGCTTTAAAATTTTATCCTCTTGCGACAACTTGCCGGACTCTTTGACTTTAGTACACAACCCCACTAGCTCGTTAACCCATTGGCCAGAATCCTTAAGGACGGCGTAGGTTCTATTGTTTGGCAGCATCAATGGTAAGCCCTGCACTGCTGGCTGCACATTGTCCAAAGCATTGCGTGGTCTGGTTTTTGAAGCAGCGTTGCCGTCGTCGTCCTCCGCTGCTATGCCACAAGCCGCCATGATGCTGTAACGCCTAGCGTATGTCAGCGCGCTGCCATAACCTTGCGGGTCTTGCTTTGCAGCGGGTACATGCAGCTTGCCACCGCGCAGGACCTCGCCACTTTCATGCATAAACACAGTCTCTACGGTCACTCCATCGAGGTCTGCTGATGTCTCTTGATAGACAGCAATGCCATTGTTTAGCAATGCATCATTGACTGCTTCGAGGCAGCCAGCAAGGTCAGCATACTTGCTTCTAAAGTGTGGATTGGTGCTGCTTTTTAAAGCAGGAGCAAACTCTTTTTTAGCAGCTACAAAAGCCGCGGCTATCTTGTTCATTTGATTTCCTTAATGGTTAGTGTTGACTGGCGAATTGAGTACGCCTCTTTTGCTGGTGTAATTTTTTCAGGCGAAGCCTTGTAGTGACGCATAGGCCAGCTAACTTTATAGCGGCCAGCTTGCGCGCTGCTGAAGTCTTTCATAACCTTCTTAAGCTCAAGCTCATGGTGAGTAACCTGCCCGTCTAATATTTTCTTTTTGGCCTTGAGGTCAACAACGGCAGCGGCAATGGACTCAAAGTTTTCACCCAAATTAATGTCTGCGTCGTTGGCATCATCCCAGACTCGGTCTGCGTCCTTAGATGTTGCTGGCTCGTACCACTCGATCTCGCCTGTCTCTTTGTATGTAATGAGCCGGAGGTTAAAGTCTTCTGCTGTCTGCCAGATAGCTTCCTGTGTGGCCTCGTGTGGCTTGTACAGGTAGATGCGTAGCTCAACGCCTGAGTACAGCGTGCCAATAGCCGCCCATTGCAAACCTGTACACATCATCTGGCCTTGGACTTGCAAAGGGCCGCGGTACAGGGGCGGCGTGTCTTCTGGGTAGCCACGCGTCAACTTGGACTCTAAAATGCCGTCGCCACTGATCTCGATTTCGTCGCCGTCCATGACGTAAATGCCGGCAGCCGGATTGTGCTTAATCACCACAATGCCATTTGGGCGGCCAATGCCATCAAGACTACAGGCCAACGGCAGATCTGCGTGAGCGTAGGCTTCCCCTGGAATGACCCACGACTCTAGGCCAAGGCGTTGGGCCATCACACCTAGAATTTTTTCTTCCAACAGGTTACCCCAGTCTGCTGCCTCGCCGGCTTCTGTGCGTGGATCTTGACCGTCTAAGGCGGTCACACAGAAATTCAGTGTGTCGTTAGGTGTAGACCATTTACTGTGTCCCATAACTGATGGCAGTTGTGAGCATGACAGGGTGGTATCTGATGTTAATTTTGGCATGGTGTGCTCCTAAGTACTCGTTGTTGACGGCCAGATTTGCCGGTTCTTGTTTCGCCAGTTGGCTCAATCAAACCCTTGCGGATTAAGCTTGAGAACCGAGCGGTTACGCTGCTGTACGGTTTGTCTGGCAACGCAGCCAACACCTGATCCTGTATGCAGCCATTGGGGTGTAAGTAAACAACGTCGTAGACAATGCGCTCAAGCTTGGTGGTGTTTACATTTTTAGCGGCCTCCATTGATGTGTGTGGGTCTGTCCTGCGGTAAAGCTTACGCCAGTCGATGCCAAATAGTTTCATAGCTCTGCGTCCTTTCGGTACTCGCGTCGGTTGTTTATCCGGCTAGGCAAGTTGATAAAGTCCATGGCCCCGACACGCGCTGGCTTAATGTTTAA